TTCTGATTGTATAGCAACTGAAATCATACGACCAAGTTCTCTACCTTGTTCTTCATCTCCTTCAACAGAAGAACCAGAAGCATCTACATTTACTACTATATTTGTAGAACCACCCAAAGCATGATTTGGTGTAATCATTCCAGAAACACCTGGACTAAACATCTCAGGGCCACGTTCTCCAACAAGATATGACTTACCTCCTGTAACTGGACCTCCTGCTGCTTTAGGAGTTATGTTAAATGATCCTTCTGGTAAATCTAATGGAATACCAGTATTCAGAAACCCAGGATCCATAGGAGCAGGATTATTAAAAGTTGGTTTTAAAAAATTACTAAATAAACCAAAAATACCTGATCTTATTTGTGCTGCTAGTATCCTTGCAGCCATATCCAAGAAATGATCTGCTGTTCGATTAAATAAATTTCGTAATGCATCTTGAGCAGTCATTGAGCCTCGGACAATTCCTTTAAACGACTCAGAAAAACTTGCTCCAATACTTTTACCTAAAGCATCAACTTGAAGTAAAGGATCTAGTAATCTTTCTAATTCATCTTTAGGTGCTTGGATAATTAATGCCCTTCTAACGGCTTCATTAAACTCTCTTTGTGCTTCAATATTTTTCTTTACTAAGTCTAATCTTTTTTTAAATCTTTCTTCTAAAGTTCCAAGTCTGCTTTCTAACTGTCCTTCAGCAGTAGCTAATTTTCGTGTAATTTCTTGTGCTTCTTCACTCAGCATCAAAAACTCTTTTCTATATTGAAGTGTCTCTGGATTAAATATTGCTGATTGTAGTGCGTTTGCCTTTCTTATATCTTCTTCTGAAGGTTTTACTGCCTCTAATTCTTTCCTAATATTTTGCTCATTTTTTATGGCCTCGGCAAATATGGAAGCCTCTTTTAGTCCTTTTTCTTCTAATATATCCAAAGATTGTTTTGCTTGTTTAATGCCTAACTCGTTTTTCTGAAACAACGTATCTACTGTTGTTATAAATGTTTTTGCGTCTTTGTTTAAATTTGCGTATAGATTAAATGTTGATCTATCTTTAAATGTTTCTGCCAAAGCTAGAGAAGATTGAGCACCGAAAGCAGCAAACGCATTAGCAGCTTGTAGTGCTTCTTCCTTTGTAATTTTCATTCTTTTTGCTAAAGAAGTTATCTCACGAGCAGTAATCTTAGAAGTGCCCCCAGTTCTTTCTATAACATCATTTACTTTTCCTACTTCTTTTCTAAACGCTATTGCTTCAGTTATTAACGTGAGCAAAGCAGTTGCTACAAGACCTCCTGCAAATCCACCTGTTTGACCACCTAATGCTCCACCAATTAATCCTCCTCCAAAACCAGCAGCAGCACCTAATGGTCCTTGCCCAAATAACAATGGAAACGCACCACTTATTAGTGCTCCTGATACTACGCCTCCTCCGCCTCCAGCAGCTACCGTTGTAGCTGTTTTAGATTTTCCAGCCGACCTAGCTACGTTTCTGGCATTAATGTTTCTGGTAGTTTGATTTTCTATTCTGCTTTGCTTTTGCTTTTCTCTAGTTATTTGTTGCTCTTTTCTAAAAGTTCGTGTTGCTACAGCTAACTTATCCCTCTCCGTTTTTAACACAGTTTTTCCTGCTCCTCGCTGGCCCGATGCAAGCTCATTTAATTTTTTTATTCTTCGCTCCAAATTGCCTATCTGCTGGTTAATCTTCCGAACATCTAACTTAATATTTACGTCGTAATTAGATCCAGCCACTAATTTAGATAAAACATTTATTCTAGTTTAGCGTACCTTACGATATTGAGCTTTCTTTTGTGCGTCTTGGTAGGCTTTCTCTTCTCTTTCACCCTTTAATTTAAAATAAGCGTTCCAACCATACAGTTCTTCTAAGCTCATATTTTCCTTTAGGTAAGCTAATGTTATGCCTAAAGTTTCTGCTACAAAAAACTGTAAGTATAGATAGTGGTCTTTAGTCAGTTGTGCTTTTTACGGCATCAGGAGTTGCCTCCTCACCCAACTCTTGCATCTTAGTCATAAGTTCTAATATCACTCCCAATGGTATTTCTCTTCTTAAACTTGCTTTATCTGCTTCAGCAAATAGTCTTTGTCCATTTTCATCTTCAGCTTTATTGATTATTACTTGAAGAGCAAAATCTAAACTGTTTTCGGTTTGAACCTTGTTAGAAGCTATTAGAGTATCATTTATTGCATCTCGATCAGCAATGGTTAGTGGTGTCCAGTACACTTGCAAGATTAGTTCGCCATCTTTGTATATAGGGTAGCTACTTCTTTTGCCTATGCTAAACGCTTTCTTTAGCTTGTCGATTGCTCTGTCTGATGCCATAAAGTTGATTAGTATATTCTTATACTATACTACTACTTTATTATTTAAAACCAACTTTTTTAAATGCTTTGTCTATATCTTTGTTGATAAGCCCACCTAATGT